GAGACCAACCATTATATCGCCATGAGGCTGCCACTTCGAGAGGCAGTTAAGTTCTACACTAACGATGATGTTCGCAAGTCTATCACTGATAAGATGGGGCGAGAGTATTACGATAGCATCAAGCCCTGGCTACAGGATATTGCCTCCGATGGTACAGGGTCGCGCCTTGAGAACGATAAGGCTTGGGGCACGCTGCACAATATCGCTGGTGGGCTTAGAAGGAACTGGACTGTCGCGGAGCTTGGCTACAGGCTTAGTACTGTTGGGAAACATGGACTCGGGGCGCTCAGTAACTCTATCCAGCAGGTCGGCGCGATTCCGCTTGGCACAGCTTTGAAGGAGATATGGACCCCAGGCTCGACTGTCTCCGCGGATATAAAGGCTGAATCTCCTATGATGCGCAATCGCAGGCGCACTATGGATCGAGACATGATGGACGTGCTGCGAAGGTCATACGGAGAGAACTCTGTTATGGCGACTATCCAGCACCACGCGTTTACGCTGGTGTCTGAGGCAGACTATATGTCAGCGGAGGCAACTTACTGGGCTGATAAGAAGAAGGCTCTGGTAGATGGACTGGATGAGAAAGAGGCTATCGCCGCAGGTGAACGAGCAGTGAGGCTGGCTCACGGCGGCGGAACAGTCGTAGATTTACCTGCGATGCTTCGGACTAACAATGAAGCGATGAGGCTGGCGTTTGTGGCAATGACCTTCTGGAATGCCACGTTCAACAAGTATGCTATGGGAATGAAAGAGGTTCAGGAGAAGCTTCAGTACAATAATAGCAACGCGAAGCTCTCGAGGGCCGCGGCAGCCCTGTTCCTAGTGCCTGTTGGTCTGGCTCTTGGCGAAGAGCTTATCAGCCCACAGCCTCAGAGTGACGATGAAGGCTACGGAGAGTGGGCAGTTAAAATGCTAGCTCGACCATATATGTCTGCGATACCATTCGCGCGGCAAGTAGCTCACACAGTAATGAACCCCACTAAGCAGGGCGCCTGGGAAGCTGGCAAGATGACGCCAGTGCTAGACCTGCTTGAGTCCACAGTGAACACAGGGATTAATCTAAAGAACTTCATGGCCGGAGATAAGATTAAGGACAAGCAAGCTATCAGGCATATGATTGAGTCTACCACTGCTGGAGGTATGTTCCCTGTTCCAGGGGCTGGTCAGGTTGGAACTGCTGCGCAGTATCTTTGGAACGTAGAGAACTATCTAGATCAAGCAGACAGTCCATCTGATGTATTCTACGGACTTGTGACTGGGCGCTCACCTAATAAACCTCGGAGGCGGCGATGAGAAAGGTAGTAATCTCGGCAGGGCACGCACTACATGTGCGCGGCGCTCGAGGCAATCCAGTGCCGCCAGAGCTTGATGAGTATGATCAAAATGTTCGGGTGGTTAATAGGGTATTTGAACTGCTGCCACCTGAGGCCGCGATAGCGAAGTTCATTGACACCACTAGCACGAGCCAGAACCAGAACCTGAACGCGATAGTCAACTTCCATAACTCACAGGCCGCGCATGATCTAGATGTCTCGATCCATTTCAATGCTGGTGGCAGTGACAATCTAATGGGGACGGAGGTTCTGTATAAGACTGAATCAGTGGCTATGCCGATAGCAGCTGATACTTCGGCAGCAATGGCAACGACCGCAAGCTGGCCAAACCGGGGCGCGAAGTATCGCGGGGACCTTGCCTTTCTTAATGGCACGCACAAGCCAGCGATCTTGATCGAGGTCTGCTTCTGCGACAGCCGCGCGGATAGTGAGCGTTACACGGAGAGGTTCGAGGCGCTTTGCCAGACGATCGCAGAGCAGATTAGTGGTTCTTCGGTTGAACCTGTGCCACCAGAGCCGGAGCCCTCGCCTGAGGAAGCTACGGTTACGATCATCACCACTGGAAATGTGAAGATTGTTGTTAACGGACAGGAGATTAGCTCCCGCCCTTTTCAGAGCAACATCTACGCCACGAAGTTCGGCGGCGATCTCGACGAAGAACCTAGCGCGTATCCGCCTTATGATATGCTAGGGGACACGGAGCTTTATGTGGCCTTGCCTGCCAACATAGCCGACGAAGCTACTCGACAGCGTGGCGTCCGGGTCTACTACTATGGCGAAAGCGCTGTAGGCAAGATACGCGACAAAGGTCCCTGGATGATTGACGATCCCTATTGGGAGACTGGCACAAGACCCATTGCCGAGACTTGCTTTGAAAATGGCACTCCATTGCCTAGTGGTCCAAACGAAGGTAGGGTGCCAACGCAACCGGCTGGGATTGACTTGAGCCCGGCAATGTATGAAGCACTAGGCATGACTGATGATGGTCCAGTGGACTGGGAGTTTGTTGATGAGCAACTCGTTTCGTGAGGACCGGCAGCGGGGCACGATCTTGCTCGTCAGCTTGCTTGCGCTTGGGCTCTTCGGTGCGATCATAGTCTATCTATTTACGAGTGCCACTCCTGCGCCGCAAAAAGATTTGCAGCTGACTAATGTTGGTGAACTCTGTACCGATGATCCTGCGATCAAAGAGCAAATACGAGGGATCATTTTAGGTGCTTTAGATACATCCCTGCATAATCACGTTGAACATCTATTTGAGGTCTGGATGGCTGGAGGTGAGGGTGGTAATGTTCGCGCTGGTAACGGAGTGCGTAATGGAACTAGGAATTACCTGCACGCCCGCGCCCAAATTGAGCACTGGGAAATTCCTCCTTGCAAGGATCAGATAAAATGAACGAGATCACTAAAGCTCTAATCGAGAATCTTAAAACTCAGCCACTTGTTCTCGCGTTATTAATCTTTAATATACTATTCGTCGGCGCAGTACTCTATATCGGTAATGAACAGCGGGAACAGATGAACCACTTCGCCGAGCTAGTGTATGGCTGTTCCCCGGTCAGCAGGACTCTACAACAATAGGGAGGACACAGTGATGGCTAACTTAGGTTTAGTTCTGGAAGTCTTTGCTTTTGTCTGCTTCGTGATGGCGACGATACCGCTCGGAGAGCCGCACTGGAATAGGCTTGTCTCGGCGGGTCTAGCTTTTTGGGTTGCCGCTGAGATTTTCGGTGGGGCCGCCAGGCTATGGGGCGGACACTGAGCGGTCGATAGGTATTCCGTCAGCACCTCCGTCAATCTGTACTGGTTGCTAGGCTGACAAGAGGCGGGGGCTTGTAGGCAATGTGATTGTCGAAGCTTGTAACTTCGATCATTTTGCTGTTAACCATCAGCGTGATTAGGGGCATAATTGCCTGCAAGGCAACGCGGCCCTTCAGAAAATCAACTAGTCTCTCTTGAACTACTGGCCGCCGAGTGCGCCCGAACTCAATAACTATATAAGTCTTAACGTCCTCCATAACGTGGCCCTGAGTCTCATCGCCACTGGCTGCGACCATAAAGATTTCAGGCACTACAGCTTCGGCCTCGAGAAGCCAGCCTATGGCGCGGGTCACATCTTCAGGGGATATGATGTAGGTGTTGCCACGAGAGACGCAGGAAATCATGCAGAGCTTCTGAACATGTGTATGGCGTCGAGTGTTATAATTGGCTAATCGCTGAATGGTGGGTATGGGCGGGCAGCCCTCATTATACCAGGCCCGAAAGAGTTTCGCTGCAGCTTCTTGCCAACCCATACGTCCGCTAAGTCCTGCGATAGTTCGAAGGTCAACTTGAAGGTCGCTGTTAGGTTGCCGCGGCGCTTCCTCAAATAAATCTGGCCGGTTGATCTCGTTAGAGTATACCAGTACTGTCCTGGAAATAAATCCTTGTTCCCAAGCTCCGGCAGGGAGGAATGAAGTAAGGAAACTAGGTGTTGTAGCTCCGAGGAGGTTAAGCTGTGGACGTTCGATTTTGATGTTCGTCTTGGCTGAACGCTTTCTTTCTTCATAGAGGTTTCCATCGTAGATGTCTGTCAGTGCCATCATGAAGTCGTTTTCGTAGCTCGGGATGAGTGATCCGAACTCGGCGGATAAGACATACATGCTGTTAAAGGTAGCCATTGCGTTGACGTGACTTGTATGCACACGCACAGATTCAGATAGGCAGTCAATAAGGCTTGCTCGTGAGACATTAGTAGGGGCGAGGAACATCTCGCCGTGTTTGAAGGTAGCGAAGAGGCGTTTAAGTTCACTGATTACTAGTCCTTTGCCTATGCCCGGAGGGGCCACAATCATGACATAGAGATTCGGGTACAATTCCGTGTTAAGGGAATTGATCCAGACCTTTCTTTCAAGCGCCGCCCCGATTGCACTGATCGCTGCCCACCTCCTGATTATGAGTGGAGTCGGCAATCCAGAAGTGTAGGCTAAGAAGCCTTCGATCCAATCAGGCAACCTCCTCGGTGCGCTTGCGGGAGTCAGTATCGCTGTACTTTTTAAGACCATCGGGATTGCTATTAGACCAGTCGTTCCAGTTCCAGCCGGTCTTTACCTCGAAGGGAATGACAAGCGTTCTTTCCCCGCTGAGTTGAATAGGCACCTCGATGGCCTTTCGCAGCCAAGGAACAACATCGTTCTCAATCTCTTCAGGAAACTGTACGAGGATAGCGTCGTGGATTTGTAAGAGCAACTGTACTCGATTCGCGCGCCATACTTGGAGCATTCCACTGTTGAGTAAATCGCCGAGGGTCGATTGTGGGTCATAAGCTATTGCCTCCCGGATTGTAGATGCTTCTGTTAATCGTCCAAAGAAATGCCTTCTTCTGCCGAAGAGTGATATAAGAAATCCATTTCGCTGTAGCTCATCAGCTTTAGTCTGGTGCCATCGTCTGTGCGCGAGAAAACCTTGGAAATAGCGGGCTTGAAACTGGGCAATAACTCTTTGATCAATTTTAGTATGCTCGGCCATTGTTTTCGGGGTGCCGTTATAGTTAGTGCCGTGGCCGAGGACCTTGGCCATATGCCTAAATGAATGCTGTCGATAGAATGGTTCTTCAGCAATGTCTCTGTCAAGTTTGACATCTCCTGTCCACTTACGATCGGGCCACGCCATGCGAGATACTGAAGTGTGGAGGTCACCCGATTCACAAGCATCAAGGTAAGATGAATCTCTGAAGAGGTTCCACTCGATGGCTCCGACAACACGACTCTCTCCTTGTTCAGCGTCTAGCTGCGCGAATTTCATTCCGGGGTCAGCTACGAATATTTCCCGGAGCCTTTTCTCTATGTTTTGGAGGTTGGTTCCTGTTCCATAGTCTGTGTAGTTAGAACTGAAGCGTCCGGTAACTGTTCCAGCGATATTGTAATTCGTTCTAAGCCTACCGTCAGAGTCAAGCTCGGTCTCGAGTACTCCAATCTTGATAGCGAGATCTCTGAGCGTGAGGACACTGTTAACAATAGGTTGGGCGATAAAGTAAGCTTGTAACCTTTCGAGCGCTTCTCGATCGAGAGAAATCTTAGTTCCCCAGCGGACTGGGGGAATTCCGAGGGTGTCATGGAGGACCTCTTTGAGTTGCTTGAGGCTGCGCCAGTTGAACGGAGAGACTCCGACGCCGAGGGCGACTAGGATTTGAAGGTCAACCTCGTGCCTCTTAAGATCGTCGACGAAGTCCTTCTTAACCTTGTCCCGCTTGCGAGTGTCTATGCGGACGCCGCGCAGCTTCATTTCCATAACTGGGCCTTGAAGGGCTTTCTCAAGTTCGTAAATTTTTTTAGAAAGCTCGTCAAGGTCGGGGGAGACCTTCTGGAATACTTCGTGTGTGAGGCAGCAGTCAAGGCCGTTATAAAGCCAGAGCTTATCCATCTCGCCGGGGAGGTAGTCGATTTCAGAGGACTTTACTATCCTCACCATGTGACACACGTCGTCAGGACTGCGGCCGCGATCCAATAAACTCCCCGGCGATAGTCGGACCAGAACAAATAGTGAACAGCTGCCGCCATATCAAGGGCTATAAGAATGGTCGGGAAGATTCTGGGATCAGTGATAGACATCACTCGTCTTTCTTAAGCATCTCAGTCTTTCTCATTTGCTTCCATGCAGGTTCATCTGTATAAAGCGATCCAAGAAAGCCAAGTCCTTTCTGGAGTTCTGGGTAGATGGAGTGATGGAGGAGCATTGTATCTTCGGCGGGGTTTCTGGGGGTGAGGCCGACTGTTCGCCAGAGGTAGCCGATGTCGTAGAGGCCATTCTGGAAGAGTTTTCTTGCAGGTAGATTAAGCACTCTTCGAACAAACGACCAAGCTCGTGACTCATCTGCCCCAGTGCTCCAATAGTTTCCTCCTGTTCGGCGGGGGTCATAGAAAGGAATGACGAGTGAAACTCTCTCGTTCGGGGCAAAACCGATGCATGTAATGAGTGTTCCAGCCGTCTCAATGTCAACAGCAATGAGATCGCTCGGTTGCAGGTGGAGGGCATAGAAGGTCTCCAGGTCTTCGAGGGTTGGTTCGATCCAGATTTCGCGCTTAGGGCGGCGAATCTCGGGGTAGTGGCTTTCGCGCTCAGCCTTCGTGAGATCGGCTACAGTGATTACTCGGTTTGACCACTCTCGCATTATGGCGGCGGGGTGATAGGTAGCAAGTCCTTTGAAGCCTAAGCAGGTAGTAAAGGTGGTTCCTCTAACACTTCCTATACCTCCAACAGCTTTCATAGCCCAAGCTGCTGTAACACCAAGGCAGATAACTATATTAGGGCGGATTGACCTAAGCTCGTCATAGAGCCGATCAATTTCTGGAGCAAATTGACGGAGAACATAGCCAACAGCACCGAGTTTCTTGAGCCCTGGTATGCCTTGAGCTTGAAGTCCGCATAGGTTGCTGATGTCATTAGAAGGCCTTGGTCGCAAGTTGAAGACGTTAGTCATAAAGCATTCACTGCGATTGATCCCGGCCTCTTTAAGCATCTTGTTCAGTTCCCAGCCGGAGGGGCCGACGAAGGGGAGACGCTGACGCTCTTCTTCGGCGCCCCAGGCTTCGCCGACTATGGCGATGTTAGTAGTCATTTATTGGGATCACTGACCATCCAGCCATAGACGTAGAGAAAGCATATATTGGCTGTGGATTTGGCAGTGTAAATCTTTGCTTGCTCATTTCGTCCATTTTTCCTTTGGTAATACCAGCATAAACTGTTTTCATAAGCTCCTTTCTCCATTGTGGTACAACTGGTTCATATTTTTGCCATTCTCTCTTGTCATATCCCTTATTCCTAATTGCTGTTATCAATATTTCTGCGTCCTCTGCGGAGCGAACAATAAATATTATAAATCCGAGATCATCCTTGCAAAGAGAAGTTACAAGAGTTTGCTCTCTACTCAGTTTCTGATTTACCTTTTTGATCTCTACTCCAAATACAAAGCTGCCACACTTGCACAAGAGGTCTGGCCAGCCATTACGCAGGATAGTTACTTCGGACTTTATGAGAGCATTGTATATGTCTAGCTCATGTCTGTTCACTTGCTGTGCCTTCCTACCGCCCACGAATGAAGGAGCGCCGCGTAGGCCTCGGGAGTAGAGAAGCCTTTGGTCTCGTCATCTTTCTTCACAAGGTCCACGAGTCCATTGCCGAACTCCATCATTTCGGAGTATCGAAGGTTCGTGATCTGGTCGGCGATCCGATCAAGTGGATGCTCAGTTGTTCCGGCCATGACCCTCTCCATGAAGTTGTCAGGCAGATTTCTCTGCGGAACCTTCGTCTCTCGTGGCAACGGAAAGGGCGAGGTTGGCGCGTCTTGCGAACTCATCGTTGATCTCCAGTCCTAGGGTGAGTTTAGCCCGAAGGGCTTTAGCGGCGCGGATAGCACTCCCAGAACCACACGTCGGATCAAGGAGTGTAGTATGTTCATCCACTAACATGCGGAAGAAGTGGGTGAGCATATCAAATGGCTTAATGCTCATGTGGTCGGATTTCTCGGAGGCCGTGGCGCAGACGTTGCTGACTGCGCGGACGATTTTCCTGTCTCCACGATGGCCGAAGAATGCAGTTTCATATACCCTTCGGGGGCCGCGACTTGGGTCAGGCAGAATACCGGAGTTGTCGGAGCGGTACCAGATAAGGGGGTAGGGATCGACGGCCCAACCCTCCGACGTGAGTGCGCTAAGAGTATAAGAATAATGCTGCATACTAAACCAAAAGATAAGATGAGCAGACTCACTAATAAAATTATCACCATGAGCGCGGAGACTGAGTATAAGTCGCTGATAAGTCTCGAAGGTATCAGTATAGCCGCCATGAGTGTCCGCAGCTCCCTGGTTGAACTTGTCAGCGTTGATGCCATAAGGGAAGTCGCAGTGGATCAGGTTGAACTTAGGGCCACTGTAGGAAGGAGCCCACTCAGTGAAGTCTGCATTAAGGATGCGATGCATCTCGTCGGGCTTGATCTTGAGAGTCGCGAAATTGGCGGCCTCGATCTGACGTGAGGTGGAGCGCTCGACAATGCCCTTAGCAGTGGAGAACTTATCCGCACTCTTGACTAATGGGTCAGTAGACTTGTGGACGTTAATCTGGCTGGTCACATATGGACGGTCCTGATTAAGGGCCTTGGCAGTTTTCTCGTGGGTCCATTTAGGATCAATCTGGAGCTTGGTATCGTGGTACTCAGAGACTGCGGCGCACCGATCCTGCCAGGAAAGATCGACGCGCCGAATGTTCTCCTCAAGCTCGATTAGTCGAAGCTCTAATGGATCAAGCTCATCAGTGTACTGACAAGGCACATGAGTCCAACCGAGACTAGTAACCGCCAAGAGACGGCGCTCCCCGGCCACAAGATTACCCTCGCGAGTGACAACAAGAGGGTGAATAAGGCCAACATTATTAATACTAGAGGCGAGTTCCTCAACATCGGTTATTTTCCTCCGCTGACGACTAGCTCTATCGACAGTAATACTACCCACCAGAATAGAATGAAATTCACCAGAGGTCATATTGCACCTTTTAAGGACTTGTACACATGTGGATTATTCACTTGTGTACAAGTCTGAATGTTATTTCGTGGGGTCTTTGCCAAAGCTCCCAATCTGCGCGCGAATGCGCCCATCAGGAGTAACGTCGTGGGTGACGTTGATTAACACTGTATTGCCAGGGCTGCTGTCCACCATCGACTTGATGTTGCCTCCGTTGCAGCCGAGATGGTCAGTAAGAAAGCGCTTGAACATGTACTCTGAGGTGGCCCGCTTCTGTGGGTCCTCAGAAATCCAGAAGGTATGGAACATTACCTTACCAGACGCGCCGCCAGCCGCAGCAAGGGTCTCTTGGTCGGTAACTGCAAAGTCCCTGAGGACCTTGAACCTGTAGTTGCCGCCGGAGGTGCCGTTCTTGGAGGTGACTTCCTCGGGGAGTCCGTCCACCATAGCGATGTAGGCGCCCTGTGGAAGGACTGGCGGGGCCTTAACGTCTTCAGTTCGCTTGTTTAGTGCGTCAGAAAATGCGCTCATTTCGTTGCTCCGTTCGGTTCAGTTCTTGCCACCTTTAATGATTTTGAAAAAAGTGGCTAACCCAGTTTCGATAGGCAACGAAGAGGCCATTTCGAAGCTGGCGGGATTCTTTAGGTCAATCAAAGCAGTGCTTAGGGTTTGGATCGTACGCTTTCCTCCGGGTAGAGTTTGGCACTGAGCAACGCTATTAAAGTAACGTGGGATTGTTGGGGAGAGTGCTTGTCCAACAGCCGTTGGATAACCTCGTTTAGTTCCGTCTGGAAGGTCAATGAATTTAATGTGACTTGTAACGATGACGTTGGTATTGAAGTTCGTACTCGTAAGGAGAGCAAGTACGTGTTCCACTGCGTCTTGGGCGGCTCCATAGATCTGCCTCTTATCTTTCGCGTTAGGGTTCATTGACGTGGCCCAGTTGAAGGCGGCGTCAGAGAAGAAAGTAAGGCCGTCAAGAACGAGAACGGTACTAGGTCCCCAATCCTTAGGTGGGCCAAGGTCTCCCCATTTGTCGAGAAGGCCGATAGCTTTAATGAAAGCATCTGGCATTCCATCAAAGATTGGTCCGGCGGGGCTAGGCTTATACTTATCTCTAAACGATTGTACTTCGACAGTATTAAGCTTGTCAGGGCAGGTCCGTCTAACCGCCGATGCGAGACTTTCCCACCCTGCATCCATATCGAGCACGCGTACAATATAGTTTTCTTTGACGAGGGCCGCGACACTGCCGGTTTTCCCTGTTCCCGAGTCACCGATCAGAAGGAGTTTTACCACCGGAGATGATGTAAGAGAGTCGAGCGTTGGCATCAAGAGGAATCCTTGTAAAAAGAGGAAGCTTGTCGCCGACTTTCACACGTACTGCAGAAGCACAGTGCATAGTGATGTGAACGTTCTGGCCGAGGTTAATAGTGATAGCATTGTTCTTAACCTCGATCACTAGGAAGGCGCCTATAAACACGTCGTAGGTTATCGTATCTGAAGCGGATTCCATTTTCTCCTCACAAAGTCGCTCTCAAGCATAGTGTTTCTGACGGCCGGGTCCTTCGAGCAGACGCGCTTGAAGATACACAGGAAGCAGGACTTCTCATTCATAGGCCAGTAGTTTTTCTTGGCGTACGCCTCCGCTTGATGCAGATAGAGCTTGGTGTCAGTGAGCCATTCATTAGTCTGTGCTGGAGTTCGGTAAGTAAGGCCTCTTGCGAAGCGAGTAAATCCAACCGCGATTTGGGCTCCGTCGATAACCACGCCTTTGACTGGAGCGTGAAACACAACATTTGCAGCAATTGTGTAGAGGGACATTTGGTTATCCAAGTCAAATCGCGCGAAATATTCTGAAGAAATTGTATGTTTAGTAGTCTTACGGTCGGTGACATAGAGACCCCCGGCGAAGTTCACGACGCGGTCAAGATGACCGCAGAGGACATAGCGTTGAAGCGGAAGGGACTCGGGGCCATAGTCTAGCTCGAAGCGGAAGCTCAGCTCTACGGCAGGTTTGCCGTCAGCCAAGATGTATGTGTCGAAGGGGTCGAGGCGGAACTCTTCGAGATACCAGATTATGGAGCGGATAAGGGTCTGGCGGTTTTTGTTGGAGTCTGGTGGGTCCCAGCCGGGCCAGCCATAGGTCTCGATCATAAGCCAGCGGACTGTTTCAAGAAGCGCGCTGTCGTATTCGAAGCCAGAGGCTCTGAGGCGGTCATAGTACTCGAGCCCGCCGCCATACCAAATACCGAACTGAAGATCGAGGGCGTGTTGGCGGGAGTCCCAGCCTTCAAGCATCATTAGCTGATACTTGCGCGGGCACTCTTTCAGCCATCCGAAGGAAGTTGAGTCCCAAGCGTATTGGATATTAGTACCCGCAATAAAGGGGGAGACTGTATGTTCCAGTTGGTCTCTTTGTTGATCCATTGTAGTAGCTCCAATGCCTCGGCGCGCCTAAGGACTATATGCCCTAGCGGCAAGTCGTTAGGCCCACGCCATTTGAGCTGGTCACAGATGCGCTTGATAGGTTCACACATGTTTTCGCTTTCGCCAGCCTTCAACTCGACTTAATTGACGTAACCAAAGAGGCCTCTTGTTGGCGTCGGCGATAGCCTTCATTGCTCTCTTGTGGCCAGCACGCGCTTTTTTAGCGCTTCCTTCTCTTCGAGGAGCCAGCTTGATCTCTTCAAGATCGTCTAGTTCACTAGACATCGAGATCATCCAAGTCAATCTTAGCCCCTGGCTGCCGCTTTTCCTTGGCAGGTTTCGGGGCTTTACTCTTCATAAGCTGCTCGCGATAGTACCGGATCATCGAGAGAAGCTCCTCGTCCGTGAAGCCTTTCTCGCCTTTACTATTGAGGCTGGCGGGATCGCGGGCGAAGATAGTCTCTAGGTCATTCATAGCGTTTCATTCCTAATGTGCCGTCTCTCCGGCTGTCACGCTCTTTTGGACCGCGTTTGACCTCTGGTGTCCGCGCCAGTGCGCCCTATTCATTCTGAACAGGGAAGAGGGCAGTTTAATCCGTGCCTCTGCCAAGGGTCCGTCGTGGTTATCCGCTTTAAGTCACCACGCCCGGCTTGCGTGTCCAGTGCGTTTACTTGTGAGGGTACACACACTGTTGCGGCGCATATCAACTAACTAGATCGAGGTCGATTGAGTCGGCTTTATCTTGTATTAGATTGAGGTGCTCGCGGACTAAGTTCCGTATTACTTGACTCGCGCCTCGGCGGCCGTAGATTTCCAGTAGCTTATCTACGTCACCTTTAACGAACCTGAAGGTATGCGGTACTAGAATCTCGTCAGGCATCTTTGTGTACGATCCATAGTGTATTGATATCAGGCACAACAATCGCGAGGTTCCAAAGCTGCGGGTCACCAGATTCTCTGCGAGCCTTGTAAAGCTGCTGCTTGACCTGAGTGACATTCACGACTCTCAGCTTGATACCTTTGGGTTGCATTAGTGCCTGATACCAGCACGCTAGATGGCGGGATGGCGACGGAGGAGTTGAGCCCGACATCGCCATCCCTAGGGCAGCGAACCTAACCTACGCTGCCTTTTCCACACCGAGGCCTTCGAGAGTGTCGTCGCCTTCGTCAACAGAGGTCAAAGCGTAGACCTCTTTGGCTTTGGCGAGATACTTCGGGCCTTTGGTTGGGTGGTCGAGGAGCTTATTGGCAAGTTCCTTGACCTCGGCTGAAGTGAAGCCGTGATCCTTGTCGAACTTCTCCTTGAGAGACTTGCCAATGGCAGTAGTTGCAAAACGAAGCGCAAGTGCGCGAATGGGGTCCTTAGGAGTGCCAGGACCACGACGAGCGCCGAACTCATAGTCCTCGGCGTACTTCGTGACCTCGTCCTGCATAACATCTATGTCGAAGTCGCCCTTCTCCTTGGACGCCTTCACCGCCGAGGCCATGTTGTTGCGAATGTTCTCGAAGAAAGTCTGGTTGAGCGCGGAAGCCTCATTCTCGCTGAGAGTGTGACCGTCAGAGTAGCGCGGCGCGATTTTGAAAACTTCACCCGCGATGGTAATTTCCTGCATGGTAGACTCCTTGGTTGCGGTCTAATGTCGACCGTGTGTACATCATACACGACTCGTGTACATTGTCAACATTATTTTGGAGCGATTGTGTACAACTTATGACAGCTTACTCCACACTTTTTCGTGAATGTAGAACAGGAGTATCTTTGTGATGGTCTCGATAGAGGCTATACTCATGGCGATGCTGAAGCGGCCGGTCACGAACCAGGCTATGATCGCGGTATCTATAGTGCCTACGACGCGCCATGAGATAGCCTTCAGAAGGATCATCTAGCGATCTAGCCAACGAAGATACAACCAAATGGCTATCTCGCTCCCTAGAATTGCACCTATCACGACGACACCAATAATCAGTGTTTCCATCATGGTTTGCATCTAAGGGTTTGGTTGTTCGTCAGCCACCCTGGGAGGGTGTTCCCAGTCAATTGGACACACAGGGCCTGGGCCATTCCGTAGAAGAGCAATAAATCGAAGGGTACTATCACCGAATATATCAGGGTACTGTAGCCCAAGCTGTACAGTGCGGCATAGAGTACGCTCGTCTTCCGTCTGTTGTATGTTTTTGCTATTATCATTCCAATACATCGTTGTCGGAAGGCAACGTGATAGCTGAAGCACAAGATCACGCTTATCACCTTCCATCGCGTTGGCCAGAGCATGTAGAACGGCCACGATAGCGCTAGGATGATAATACAGTTCACCGTACTCGCGAGGAGCTTCTGACTCAGGCTGCTCATTCATGGGATTTCCTCGATTAGAAGGTCGTTTCCGTTTCTGGGCGTCACCACGATAGTGCCGTCTTTTAGAACATCAAACTCCAGTGGATCGTAGATGCTCCAGCTGACATCTTCGTATGGATGAAGCTGGTGGCCTACTGGGTATATCTTCAAGTTGTCTGCGCGGGCTTGTCTACGGTAGTAGTAGGCCCGCTGCCGGAAGAGGTTCGCGCGTTTAGGATCGCCCTTGTATTTCTTGATGATAATCCCGCGAGGGGAGGCAAGAGCCTTGTCCATAGCGTCGCGAACATCTTCGTAGGATATTGGGGATTTGCTGAAACTCAACGGAGCCCCTCCATAGTTACGAATACTAGCGTCGCCTTGGCGCGCGTCGTTATAACGTAGTCTATGTTCTTTTCTTGTTCGAGGTCCTCTGGCGAGCGCGCGTACTTGCTGGGGATGCGCCAGGGGTCCAAGTGATAGACAGTATCCCATTCGAGACCTTTGGCCTTATGGCCACTAAGCAGCTGAATGGGTCCTTCCCGAGAGAAAAGGTCTTTTGCATATGATATTGCTTCACCGAGATTAGTCCCGCGCTCGGCGAAGACTCGTAGACACTCAAATCTATCATGGGTTGAGTCTGGGTCTTTACCCTTACGAATTGCCTCATGTTCCATTTCCTCTAGTTTTTCGAGCACCGCCTCCTGTGGCAGAGCATCCACAGGACTAACTTTGCGAAGTACCTTCACTAATCCTGGGCCAATGTCGCGACCAACAAGCTTAACCCCGCGACCATTAGCCAGAAGTTTGAGTGCAAGGCTAAAGAGAGGAGCGTTGTTACGACACACAATAGCAGCGCCGTCGGTAATATCCTCAAGCGTCCACCTTTCTAGCACACGGCTTTCGCCCTCCTTGGCCCACGAGGCCCATTTCATATGCTTGACTCGCGATTGCGCGCGCTTTACTACAGCGATAGGGCAGCGGAAGGAGACACTGAGCGTCATCTCCTTCATGTTGAACTTGTCCCTGAGCTTCTTCATGCTTCCGGTAACACTTCCCCTGAAGGCGTACATGCTTTGCCAAGGGTCTCCAACTGCAAATAACCGGCCACGGACAAGCTTCTCCAGCATAGCATGGTTAATGTGGCTGAGGTCTTGGACCTCATCAACCATGATCCTGGGATAGATTGGAAATGTTCCGCCGAACAGCGTGGACATATATATCTGATCGTCAAAGTCGATAGTTCCGGTATAAGCTTGTCTAATGCTTTCGGTGAGAAGGTGATCGATAAGGTCAGGGTTGACATCTTCTTCAAGATCTCTGAAGAATGTGTCCCGGTCAACAAGCCCCGCTTTCTCGAATGAGGGTGGAATATATCCTTTGATTTTTGCTTGTTGGACTGCTTTGAGCGTTTCTCCGAAGTTGTCATAGAACTCTGCCTGATCACGCTTGTCGAAGGTTTTGATGTAGGTGCTGAAGATGGCGTAGGACTTATTGGACTCGACTATCAGCTTCCTGCCAATGGCCGCGCCCCAGACCCTGTGGCCGATAGCATTCAGAGTCATGGGCGAAACATGCGGGGGGAGCTTCTTCTTCATCTCCTCCGCAATGCGCTTGTTGAAGGCGAGGGAGAGCGTTGGTTCCTCGGGCATGTATTTGCAGAGGAACTGCAAGGTAGTGGTCTTGGCCGCGCCCGCTAGAGCATTAATCATGATGTTGTCGCTAGTAGTGAGCGCGGCCTCAATGATCGCGACCTGCTCTTCAGTCGCGTCAATGCGCTTGCCATCATTCTCGAGAAAGTACTCCATTTTCAACTCCTCAGTTAGTCTTTGAACAGATAACGTAGCCATCTTTGCCTAGCCTGATTGGTTCCCAAAGGCCGCTTGGTAGTTGGCCCCCTGCAGCTACATAGTTCAATATAGATGTTGGAGTAGTGATGGTCTGCGCGAACCCATAGCCCGCGAGACAACTCAAAAGGCAACCTATTACTAACCGCGCCATGTTCCACCTATATGTTTGCCGCGCCGAAGCCAGAGAGTCCGTACAGATTGTATCTCGCGATGTTGTTGACTATTGTTGAGCCAGTTAGAACGTCAGTGATTGAGAGGAATGGCGACGGAATGCCTCCGCCAGCGGCGTTAACTACGACAAATCCCCCTATTTCATAACGCACAAGATTGCTGACGCCGGTAGAGAGATATGTGCTAGAGCCTACAACTGTGACCGGTTGTGGACTGCCGCCGAAAGCGGGCCAGTAGAATGTAATATCGAGGGTGAAGTGCCCAGTTACTGGATTAGTTACATCGTTGCTCAGAATAACACAGCTACCACTAGCCGAGTTCATGTTAAGGTAGCCAATATTCTGGTTATTGAACGTGAGTCCATAAACCGCATTGAGGCTGCTTGGATCGATGCCGAACATGAAGAGTCTGAATATCTCGTAGGACCCGCTGTAGTTGGTGTCTATAACAGCGGTTCTGCCGTTGACAAATCCAGTAGAGATAAGTTGATAGTTATTGAAGTCAGTCATTGGGACTTTTCCCTCTTTTCCATCTCAATTACGTCGTCAGGGATAGCTCCTCGGAGCAGCTCTAGTTGCTCTGTAGAGCAGCTATTTCCATTGAAATAGCTAACAATCGCGTGTAGTTTGTCTGTGAGATATTGGTCGCGACGAGCGCGTCGGACTCTTCTAACCGTTGTAGCCATCAGTTCAGTCTCCTTTTAGTAGCTAACTGTGTGACCTGGATGACCATTCGTTCCATTAATTGACCAACGCCGAGCCAGCCGTGAGACTTAGTTTCGTCGCTATCTGCGCATAAATGGCCGAGCATATACGCGGCCTCCGCGCCCTTGCGAAGGTGCTCGACGAGTTCGCTGAACTTATCAGCTTCGGATGGGAGGCTCATAGGAGGTCCAATATGTCATCGAGACTTGTGCTGACGTGGCGCGCCTGGGCCATTAGCTTCACTGCGCCCGGTGGGCTCTTGCGAGTAATCTTGTCATCGAGGAGGCGGGTCTTGAAGACTTCCTCTTTGACAGACCAAGCGAGATTTCTGATGTCGTTGGCGAGTTCAAGCACCCTCTGCTCGCGGTCAGCTTTATGAGCGTCAATCGCGGCCTCAGCGGCCATGTGAATATCAAGTAGATAAGTCATTATCTCTGGCTTCAT